GTACCGATGCCTTGTCGGCGGGTGGTACTAAGCAAGTCAGATTGTCCTACAACCACCCAGTCAAGGAATTGGTCTGGTGTGTGACTGACGGTGTTTCCACTGAATCCAACTTGTGGAACCTTGGTACACAGACGGATGCGGCGAAGGTTGCAATTGCTTCGGGTCAAATCGCCAATGCTAATTGCGTTGCGACTACGACTTCTTCGTCCGGTGTCCCACAGTTCGTCACCGGTGACCTCGGGGGTTCGGTTGATTACGTCGAAGAAACTGTCGGTGCGTTGAGTACTGCCAAGTTGGTCCTCAACGGTCAAGACAGATTCAAGGAGCAATCCGGTAAGTACTTTAACCAAGTGCAACCATTTGCCCACCACACTGGTTCGCCATACGCGGGTGTCTACTCGTACTCCTTCGCGCTCAAGCCAGAAGAACACCAACCAACTGGTACGTGTAACTTCTCCAGAATCGACAACGCGCAAATGTCGGTTACTTGCAATGCCGCGGGTGACCGTGCGGCTCTCGCCCTCCAAATGTTCGCGGTCAACTACAACGTTCTCCGTGTGCAATCCGGTATGGGTGGCCTCGCCTTCTCCAACTAAGCATTTCTTAGTTTATTGAGTTTAGTAAAAAATAAAATTTAAAAAATAAATAAAAATAAAATTTAGATTTTAAAATTTAGACCAAATTTTAAAGTTTAACCTTAAAATACTTTTGTATTTTTTCGAGTATGTACCAGTTCGGTTCAAGTTTACCCGTTTCAATCATGTTTATAGTATCTAAAGTTTCGCCTATTCTGCGTGCAAGTTCAACTTGTGTATGACTTCTTTGTATACGTAACATTTGGATTCGTTTACCTATTAGTTCTGACATATTAATACTGATTAGAGTTTAACGCCCAAAACACGACGCAGTTTTTGCATTATTTTAGGGTCCGGAATCGCTTTACCCGATTCGTACGACGAAATTATATCAGACGATACGTTTATGAGATTAGCGAGATCTTTTTGTGTATACTTTTTTGCAGTACGCGCCCGTTGGATTGTTAATCCCGTTTCTTTACTGACTTTTTTGTGTGTCCCTAACTCAGTTTCATCAAGTTTTTGTTCCGGTGTTTTACCTGAATATTGACTTCGTTTAGGTAATTTGATCTCTTGACCCATGAATTTGACGTATTTTTCCTTTTCTTTCTCTTTAGTAACACTTTTACCGTGTATGGTAACTTCATCCCAATCTTGGTGGAACATGTTTTATAGTATAAATACTTAAAATTTTAAGTAATGATACAAATATAATGAATTTTATAGTTGGAATAACAGTAACATTTACCGTACTTGGTGTTATAATATTATCACTTTTCTGTCCAAAATCGTGTTGCGATGATGATACAGAAACTGAAACATAAAGAATTACGTATGTAATGTATTAATGGAACCTATATATACATTTTTAATAATTTTTGGAACTGTGTTTGGTCCATGTATACTGTTTAGTCCATTGGTTAAATGTTATTATTATTGGTTCCCATATAAACGAGAACACACTATTGAAGTATAAAGTTTAAACCTGTGTATATAATAAATGATCGAAGCGTACACGGACGGAAGTTGTTTGGGTAATCCCGGACCCGGTGGATGGGCATATCTCATAAACACTGACCCTAAAATTGAAGATAAAGGTGGTAAAGAGATTTCTACGAATAACGTCATGGAAATGACTGCAATAATAAAAGTTTTAGAAAAGTTTATAGAATTGGGACACATGACCGTTCGTATTTTTACCGATAGTAATTACGTACGCATGGGTCTAACGGAATGGTCTAAAAATTGGGAACGTAACGGTTGGAAAACATCAAAAGGTGGTGACGTAAAAAATAAAGACGAATGGGTAAGAATGGTTGAGTTGATGCGTAAATTTGAAATAGTCGATATTAAATGGGTTAAGGCACATAACGGAAACGTAAACAATGAGCGTGTTGATACACTGGCACGAGAATATGCTTATTTATTTTCTAAGAAAGAGTAATGGGAGACAACACCTCAGAACAACATCATTGGTGTCCGAAACAAGAACAACTCCTAATCCGATGGGCCGAAAAGGCTGCCGGGTACCGATGGTTACATAACCACGCGCGTATGTTTTATAAGAAACAAAACGATTGGTTATCGTACCCGTGTATAGTTATATCGAGTATTACTGGTGTCGGTGGTTTTGCGGTTTTAAGTCCGAATGATCAAAACATGTCGAGTGAACAAAAGCAAAAAATTGTTATTTTTCAGTACTTTTTCGCGTTTATGAATGTTATTGCTGGTATACTTACATCTATATCAAAGTTTAACAACTCTTCACGTATGATGGAAGCACACTCTGTCATGTCTGTTCAATACTCAAAATTTTATAGGAACATTGATATGGAATTATCACTCGAAACGAAATATCGTGAAGACGTTCTAGATTTCGTGAATAAAGTGCGTTTAGATTACGATCGATTACTCGATGAAGCACCGGATATACCTGGTCATACTATAGAGGCGTTTAATGAAACGTTTCCTGACAAAGAAAATAAACCCGACGTGTGTAACGGGTTAAGTATAATTTCAAATAATGCTCTAATTAAACAAGACGATTCACGTGTAACAAAAGCTATAAAAAAGTGGATGACACGTCCAAAAACACCCGATAACATGTTACCAACCCCGAGACAATCTATGGATTTAGAATCTCACCCTTCGTGTGGTATATAAAGATTAAACTATATTACATAGTACAATACAAATGATTGAATACAAAGAGTATGTTTTACGATTAGTAAAAGTCGTGTTTGGCTTAAAGTTTATGGTCGATGTATAAATATGATCCTATAGCTCAGTTGGTTAGAGCGCGGTGCTTATACACTACTAGGTATACCTAAGTGACTTTAGTGTCACAAACGCAACGCCGAGGTCGCGGGTTCGACCCCCGCTGGGATCACACCTACTTTTTAACGTGTTAAAGATATACCACGTTAAAAAGTAAATGATCAGAGTTTCTTCAGTTCCCCCATCACCCGAAAACAAACGTAACCAAATACGTAAGAACATTCTCGAAGGTACGTATAATAAAAAGGTAAATATTGCATTTCAAACGTTTGAAAACCCGCGTCTTCAGTTCAGGTTTGCTGAAGCACTCGACGAGGCCGATGAAAAGTGTTACGTTTCGGGAACATCAGAGGAGTGTTTTGCGGCATGGCAGGAAGTTGATGAATTGGAAGATTCAATGATGCGTCTCGGTGTAGAAGTATTTCAAAACTATAGTATGCGGTACGGCTCATTACTCAGACGCACGTTCAAACTTAGATGGAATGTTCGTAACGTCGAGGATCATCACGTCATACCAAAAGAGTTCAAGAGTCACCCGATTGTTGAAAAAGTTAAGTATGATATCCACGCGAGTAATAATATAATCATGTTACCGCGCGAAATAGGAAACCTTCGCGAGAATAGAGTTACACATAGGGGTTCACACAAAAAGTATAATGAATATGTCGGTAACGTTCTCGATTCGATGCAAAATACAGATATATCTGAATCAGAATTTAAACAGTTTGTTGACTTTTTAAAAGATGGGTGTCGGTTTCGTCCACAAGATATACCATGGTAATATTAACTTAAAGAATACATGCATCATATATAAGGGGAGCTATTGTCATATAGTGGTTAGTATCTTGGACTTTGAATCCAATCACCTAGGTTCAAATCCTAGCAATAGCTAGTAATGATGCCGTGGCCGAGTGGTCTAAGGCGCCAGATTAAGGCTCTGGTCCGAAAGGGCGCAGGTTCAAATCCTGCCGGCATCACCGTGCGATAGCTCAGTTGGTAGAGCATTGGATTGTAATTGTATTGAATTATTATAACTATTCGTTTAGTTGCTAAACTCCAATTGTCCCGAGTTCGATCCTTGGTTGCGCGACCCCATACCCATTTCTCTCGTAACTCAGTTGGTTAGAGTGTGCGACTGTTAATCGCGAAGTCACCGGTTCAACTCCGGTCGAGAGAGTTTTTACAAATTTAGCAAACGATCGCAGGTTCGAACCCTGTCGCGAGCATATTTCTCTAACGAGCTCGTGTGGCCAAGTGGTAAGGCATTTGCTTTGTACTTATTTTTATTAATAATTTTAGTATTCTTAATAAAAATAAAATTAAAATTAAAAAATTAAACGTCCCTCAACGACGCGATAAAATTCATCGACGTTCGTTCTTGTTTCATAAAATCATATTGGCTCAACGCGGCTTGAACTGTGGGTATAGGTACACCACAGTTCACGCAATGCATGACAAACGTTCTCGCAAACTCGACGGTCGCGTCCATCACGTATAAGGGATCGTGTTTTTCAAACATGAGACACGATACATTTGAGTTTTTAGACCAGTCTACGATTTTCCCGTACGAAATTTGGTTACCTTCGTAAAGTGCCATTGCAAAACAGAAACGAATTGTTTGGAGAATAATGTTCGTATCGTAAAACGTATTATACGATTGGTGTGTTTCAGATAATTTCGCGTATTGACTCGTCATGCGTGATGTAATAGCCGAGTGTATGACGGGTGTCGGTAACCTCGATTTGAACGTATACTCCATGAACCACGCGGTTGAATTTTTAACTTGGGCGACTTGACTATAGTTTCGAGTCACGTAGAGTTGACTTTTACACCTATCTATAACGGGTCCCGAAACGTCCATGTTTTTAGCCTTATCCATGAGTGAAAGCATGACCGGAACGTTACCGTTACAGTATGCAAACGCATCACCGACGACTTGAAACATGGCACACTCGAGACCGTCGAGAACCATTTTCGCGAAATGTCCCGATCCCGGCATATCCCCAGTATGTTGAACATTTTTGGCGAACGAATAGAAAAGAGGTTCGTGGGATTTAAAAATCCGGTTTTGACCTCCAACGAGAAACGCATCATTTGTAAGGGATGCACTGAGATAATGTACGTTTTTGTTTGAACACTCGTTTTCGTAATACATGCTATGTTTATAGTGTTCGTGTGTACAATTAATGATCGTATCTTCAGGGTCAGACCATTCAAGAATACGAGTTAAGGTCGGTCTAACATCTTTTACGTTTTTACACGCCGTCACGATAATACGCGGTCGGTCCATATTGACCATAAGGTCCGCCACGCACATATAGTTTTCTGAGTTATACATATTCAGTTCTTGTGAAACATTTTGCTTACACGTGTGAACTTTGTTAATTTTTTGAACCCCGTTCGCAATTTTTAGGGTCGGTGGTGAAACACCAATGATACCGAACGACATTTTATTAAAATAATTTAGCGTAATTCTTTTATGTACCTATATTAATAAATGTCGGTTGGTGCTTCACCGGATTTATACAATATATTATTCACTATACTTTCAGATGTAGCGCCTCATAATATGTCTGAGTTGTATAGTATAGATTTTACAGATGGAACTTCATCAACTTCGTCTGGTGTAATAGAATTGCTTAGTTTTGTGAATAAAACTATTGGTAGTAGTAGCGGTGGTGGTAGTGGGATTACTTACGGAAGTTCTACGACGTATCAATATACTGGTAGCGATCAAACCATAAGTGTACCAAGTGGTAAAACCCACATGAAAGTCATATTGAAAGGCGGCGGTGGTGGGTATGGAACTGGTACATCCAACCCAGGTGGTAGCGGTGGTTATACAGAAGCGGAAATAGAATTACCTACGCCAGTGCCAGCGTCAATCACGCTCATTGTTGGTCAAGGTGGTGATAGTACTGTAAATACGGCGAAAACGTACGGTGGTGGAGGTGGTTCGGGTAATGATGGTGGTTCTACGGGTGGTCGTGGTGGTGGACGAACAGCTCTTAGAATAGGATCTAGTGGTACTACGACTACATATAGTTCGGGGTTTGAATGGGGGTATTACAATGATAATTATCATTACGGCGGGTATTCGGGATCACAAACATGGTTCAGTTCACGAACACCTGTTTATACACATGCTTCATCCGGTAGAAGTCGTGTCACAGATTTTACAAATATAAACACAGCTTCGAGTGGACAAACTTCAGTTAACGGTGATGAAACGTATTCGTATTTATGGACTGGATATTTTAAAGCACCGAGTACAGGTACGTATTATTTTGATACAAGATCCGATGATAATAGTCACATGTGGGTTGGTTCAAGTGCTCTAAATCCTACATACAGTAATGAAACTGTTGATAACGGTGGTTTACACGGTATGCAAACACGAACAAGTAGTGGTGTAAGTTTAACTGGTGGCGTATATTATGATTTTCGTATGACATTCGGTGAACAAGGTGGTGGAGATGACTTGCAAGCACGGTGGCGTATATCAACTGGTTCAATGTCATATGATTGGAGTACAGTCGCCTTTTCTAATCAACAAACTAGTAGTAGTACTACTATTCAGGAACTAGCAACTGCCGGTGGTGGTGGTGGTAGTGGTTGGAGTCTTGCTAATAACCCCGGTATAAACGGTGGTGGTTTAATAGCACTGGGTGGTAGTAATCCAAACGGTGGTGGTGGTACGCAAACTACCGGTGGTTCTGGTGGTGTAGGGTCTAATAATAGTGGTCAAGCGGGTGTACAGTACGAAGGTGGTACGGGTTCATATCTATCAACTGGATGGGGTGGTGCCGGTGGCGGTGGTGGTTGGTACGGTGGTGGTGGTGGTGGTGGACAAAGTGGTAGTCATGGCGCCGGTGGTGGTGGTTCCGGTTTTGCGGGTCGAAACGGGAGTACGGTATTATTGGGTAATGAAAACGGTTCCACGTCTACGTATGCGGATACCACACAAAGAACCGATAGTGTTAATAATTGTAAATACCAAAACGTTAAGGTTTTACGAGGTGGTGGTTCTACGGGTCAACAATCTACGTCTGGTACAATAAACCACGGTGTTGCTGAAATTTCATGGGGTAGTAGTAGTAGTTCATCGGGTATAATGCTTGCGTTTCACCACGGTACGTTTACCGCGACTGATTATTCGAGTGCGTATTCAACTGTTGCGGCGGCTACGGCGGCGGGACACGTGTATTCAAATTCATCCGGTGGAACGTATAGTTGGGGTACGTTAGCGGTCTCAGGGTCATCAAGTACGAATACGACGTATTCATGGACACCTATTTCTGCATTAACAAGTGCTAGCGTGTTAATGGTTGCCGGTGGTGGTGGTACAGGTCTGGACCAGTACGGTGGTGGTGGGGGTGCCGGCGAACTCGTTTTTTTACCTGCTCAATCTATATCGGCGTCACCACAAACGATTGTTGTTGGTAATGGTGGTGCAGGTGTCAACAACAACAGCGCCACCGGTAGTAGTGGATATGATACAGAATTTTTAAGTATAACTGCTAATGGTGGTGGTGCTTCACGTACATCGGGTGGTTCAGGTGGTGGTCAAGGACGAGATCAAAATGGAAGTGCTGGTGCATCAGTAAAAACTGGTAGTGGTTATGGTAATGCTGGTGGTGGTTCTGGAACATCTGGAGGTTGGAATGGCGCTGGTGGTGGTGGTGGCGCCGGCG